GGATCATGGAAGCCAGCACTAATACCGCTAATACTTTTAGTCAGACCAGTTCTAAATTTATTTAAATCAAATGGTTTTTGCATGACTTCTCCTTACGATCTGTTTCGGATCATATTTAAGATGTCATCCGCACTTGGTTTACTATCGCCTTTTAACTGTTCTTCTACAGGTGCTGGTGAAACTGGTGCCTCAGTTTCTGTTGCAGTTGAAGATGGTGCAACTGCTTCAGCCAGAGGGGCCTGTGTTTCTGCCTGTACGCTCGGTGTAGTTGCTTGTACACTTGGTGCTGAACTAGGTACTTCTACACCATATGGTTTGTAGTAATTACCCCATTTAGCAGGATCATACAACTCACCGTCAACTGATGCTTGGAACATTTCAGCGATTGCTTGTAGTTCTTCTGCATTAGGTTGTTTAGGTAAGAAGTCAGAAAGTGTAAACAATCCATTTTTATCAATTGCCGCAAGTTCAGTTTCATCCAATGCTCTTTCTTTTCGAGCCCACTTAGATGTGCTGTAGTCTGCGTATTGACCTTTAGTTGTTTTAGTTACACGGAAATCTGTACCATTCATATAATCAGTTGGAATATTTTCCATATCTGGGTCCATAAGTGCTGATTTAATGATGTTAAAGATTTGAGGTGAAATCACAAAACGTCTAATTGGATTTTCTGGTGATTCCTCATTCAAAGGATTTTCAGTTACAAAACCTTGGAAAATATAACTTCTCTTTTTCCAATACTTTCGACCTAAATCTTCTAATGAAGGATCTTTAAACCAAGGACGAACCTCAGTTAGTACTGGACAAGTGTCGCCATACATTTCTGCACAAGGTACTTGTACTGTTACTGGTTTCATATCACCACCTTTTACACCAGGGAAAGTCAAACGAATCATTTGTCTTTCTACCCAGAAAAAAGTGTTATTTGGATCTGCGTCAGGCAAGAATCTCAGTGTTGCTGAGGTGCCTTCATCGATATTCCAGTGAGGGTAAATGGCGTTGTCGCCACTTGATTGAGATTGGCTTCCGGAAGTTTTGTTTTCCATTGCCGCGAGCTTTGCTCGTATTTCTGCCAAAGATGCCATAATGTTTCTCCTTATATGTATGCCATGTGTGTAGTAAACTTTCTACTACTATGTGCCTATTTTACTTTCTTTGTGCCATGTTGTCAACCTTTTTATACTATTGTTGACAAATAGTTAAAAATTATTTATCTTCTGGGATAAAACTTTCTATAAATTTTTGATAGTAATCTTCCTCTACAAAATTCTCTGCATATACTGCTCTTTTGTTTCCTGCTGATAAAAGACTTGCTTTAATAGCTCTGTACTCAAAAGGATCTAATCCTGCACCACTATTAAGTTTTTGACCAATGCCACCTAAATAATTTGCTAATCTATTATCTTTGCAGGTAGTGCTAAGTTGTGTAACTTGGTGACCTAATTTAGCATTTGGTGTATCAAATTCTAATGTGTCACTTTCGGAAATCAAAGATTTAACACCGTTAAACTCTTCTGCTTCAATTGCTTTCATAATGAAGTTTTCAAAAGTATTTTTTCTGTTTACTAAGAATTTGATTGTGTCTACAGCATTTGCAACCTTATCATCAAAATGTGTTTCTGTGAAGTGATCTTCTAGATCTACTTCTTTGATGATTTCAATGTTTTGTTGGTCTGCAATACTTTCAACTGCTTTTGCATATGTTTTTACACCGCTTAATCTTTTAAATGTATTTTTGATTTCGCCAATGTTTTCCATTGCTAATGTTACATATTCTTGATTGCTTTCGTTTACTAGATCATTGGATCTAACATAACGTACAAACTCTTTTAATGTGCTGATATCTTTGCACATTTTAACAATGCTTTCGCCAATGCTGTCATGCATTTCACCACCATTGTATAGGTGTCTTGCCATTGCTCTTGCACCATTTAGATTCTTGCTTGGGAAAGCAAAACGCTCTTCACCACGTTGGATAAAAATTTTGCTGATATTTCTGCTTCTAGAACCTCTGACTTCTTCGTTTACAGGCTTGCTGTGTTTAACAACAATTTTAACACTATCCAGTGGTTGATAACTTGTTTTTGTAGATCCAAATACCGAACCTAAACTTGCTTCATGTACTACTTCCATATCTTTCTCTTTTGTTTTTGCAACATTCACTGTTTCACTTTGTGGCTTTAAAGTTTTACCAAATACTCTAAAATCTAAAGTCATTAAATAGTCTTTTGCTAACTGTCCTAACTGCTTTCTAAGTAAATCAGACTGGTCTGAATTTTCGCTGACACTAAGTTTAATTTCTTCTGTTGGTACGTTAAGTGTTACCAAGATGTTTGGGTCTTCGACAAAAAATCTAACTGCATTATCTGGGTTACCAACTACATTACCGTCTTTGTCAAAAGTATCTATAGTAAATCCATAACCTTTTAACAAGTTATAGACTCGATCTGCAACTGTTTTAACACTTATAGCCATAAACTATTCATCTCCTACATGTATTTATCAAAAGTTGCATTTATATAATCATAATCATCTTGGTAGAATTTTTGTAAAGATTCTTTTAATCCATTATCAAAAAACATGCTGTCCATTATTTCATGATTGCTACTGTTGTATTTAAAATTGTCCCAAACAATATTTGTATTAAATTTTTTGTTAAGATAATCACTGTTTCCTAATTTATTAAAATCTATATAAATTATTTTATCTGTTAAACTTTCTAATATAGGTACCCAAGAAGAGTACTTGTATTGATGAAATAACAATGTATCATTTCTAAAGGGTTTCATTTTTTTACACATTTTCTGAAACATTTCTACATTGAGAGTTGAATATGTTGTTTTAAAAACTTCTGCCATAGGTTTTGTGTGCTTTTTGCTGTTTAATATATTATAAAAATTGTTTATTGCAGACTCTACTGCAAGTATTGGGTCTCTGTATGATACTATAAAAGATGTATCATAATTGTCTATAAAATATTTTATGGTGTCGTGTGGTCTTAATAATTCATGCCAACACGGAGACATTTCCATAAAAGGTTTATCAGATGCTGTAATTAGTTTTTCTAAATCACGCCTACTCATTTTTAAAGGTTGGTTATTATACATCACAACATAACCGTCCCAACTAGGTTTTGACCAACTGTATGTTTCTTTGAGAGGATGAGTATTATATTCCCTAGACAGATTATTCCAAAAATATGTTGTGCCTGATCTAGTAGGTCCCATACATAATAATAACTTATTATTCATCTTGTAACTTACTTATATAATCTATATCTGATTTAAAATACTCTACCATTTGCTGTTCTAATTCTATATGCCATTGTGATCTAATTAAAAATTTAAACTTAGAAGCACCTACTGGAGGTATATCCCATTTTAAATTTACATCAAACTTTTTATTTAAATATTCGGGATCATTAAATTTATTAAAATTTATACAAATAACATTACACTTCTCTAGCCATACAGGCAACCAATGAGAATATTGCAAAGGTGAAAAAGAATCTAAAATATTTTTTACATTGTTTGGATTAGTAGTATTTGTAATGACAGGGTTTCCAGTAAAATTACATCCGGTTACAAATAAGTCAATTGGATTTTTTAATACAACAAAAAACGTAACATCATAATTGCTAATTAAATTTTTAACATTGTTAGGGTGCTTTACAATTTCGTCATAACCTTGAGAAAAATCTAACAAAATTTTTTCTGTTTTATCAGCAAATTCAAACCATTCTTTTCTGGTATGATTAGTAGTTCTATTTGGCGGTAAATTTACCGTCCATAAAAACGGTTCTTTTATATTATAAAAAGTTGAATATTTAGAATCTTGTTTTAAATTTTCCCAAAGCCACGAAGTTCCAGTTTTAAAAGGACCTAAACAAATATGTATTTTTGTTTTCATAACAATCCAATAGGCATTGGATCATCGTACTCGTCTCTGAATTGATTTATTTCGTCTCTGTCTCTGCCTTCACCAATACTAGAATTTACTATATCAAAAACATCTTCTTCAAAAGATGCTATATAACTGATCATTCTAACATTCACTATAGTAGAAGTAACCAAGTCGTCTGTTTCTCCTGGTTGTGCGGCAAAACTATTACCTTTAGCAACAAAATTTTTAAGTTCACTTATACATGCTTTACTTCTAATATGGATCTTGTTATTTTCTATAAAACGTTTAAGCAGTATACAGCCTTCCATTTTAGTTTTACTGCTCATATGGAAACCTTTACGACCTTTTTTACCTTGAACTTTTACAGGATCGTGTAAAAATGTTCCTGGAAAACTTTCTTCGCCTGTGTCTCGTATTACCACTAATGCGGCTTCACCAATAGTATTATTTTCTATAGTCCAATAAATTTCTCTTGCACCGTAATTTTGTATTTCCTTTAAAATTTCCAACATTGTTCTGACTTGGCCTTCAATAGGTGTTTTATTATGGCACCACTCTGCAACCTGCACCATTGTAGGTAATTCGAATACTTGGATTGCACCATTGTCGCCACCTGTACCGGCACTAGGATCCAATGTTACAACATACATATTTTCCGGAACAGGTCTTTTAAACCAGCGGACTTGTCCCATTTTATAAAGTGGTTCTTGATGTTGCATGTTTGCTAATTTTATAGGATCAATCAATGTTTCATTATAGATAATAAATTCACATTCGTGTTCTCGTCTAAAACGTTCTTCGCCAATCCTACCACGCTCTTCTTCTGCCCACTCTGGTGTTCTATCAGGATGTTGATCCCATGTGGCTAAATATCCTTTGAATCCGTTTATGCCTACATCCTGGCTATTACCGTATTCATCAACAGTTTTAATAGCCTGATTCCAAATCATAGCAAAAGTATCTTCATCACTGTTTGGTGTTGATGTTACAATACACTTACCTCCTGTACTCAATGTTGGTGACAATGAGGTCCAAAATTCAGACGCAATGCGTGGAGGCACAAACGCAAACTCGTCTAAGTATACTAATGTAAGTGACATACCACGTCCAGTGTTTTCCGTAGTAGTAGCGGCAACTATTCTACTACCGTTATCAAATGTTATACTCATTTTATTGTATTCGCTTACACCTGCACGAATATGATTAGGACAACTCTCATATGCATATCTTATACGTTGCATAATTTCCTGTGCACCTGCTGATTTATGTGCCGCAACTAATATTGTACTGTCTGGTCTAAACATAGCATACCACAACAAATAACCTGCCGCTACAGTGGTTTTACCCATCTGCCTGCCCAGCATGTTTATACTGTAACGATGTGTATTGTAATTTTCTACTAGGTCTACTTGATAATCAAAAGGTTTAAACTTTATACCTCCCTTGGTAGGGTGTTGTATTTTTACATGATTTTCCATAAAAAACATAGGTCCAGTATTTGGATTGCAACATTGCTGAAAATCTAACAACATTTCTTGGGTATATTGTAATTTAGAATAGGCTGGCTTGACCAGCTCAGTATTGACTGTTCCTTTTGGCATATATGTATTTATTAAAGGATTTAGAGGTCTTTGCTATTTTTTAAGTAGTTTAACAGTTTATCTCTGATAACACTTGTTAAAACTGCTTTATCTGTGCTGTAAGACGCATCTTGATCACTTGCACATGTATCGCAAGGTTCTTCTGGTTGATCTGCTTTTGGTTCTGGTTCTTCGTGACCGTCATTTTTTGGAAGTGTAATACCAGCAAGTTTTAATACGTCATGTAGTTCTTGCATGCTTTTAGCATTAGCACTAATTGTTACTTGTGCATCACCTTGTTTTTTAGTTTTGCTGTATGTAACATTTTCAACATCTTGATCTTGTGCTGGCATGCCTACAACAGAAAAATTTTCCATTAAAGATAAAAGTTTCTTGTTGTAGTCTACATCATTCATTAGTTTCTTCTTGCACTCTGACTAATTACATCAACTTCTTTTGCTTCAGGTGACAATCCACCGCCTGCTTGACCAGTAATTGTGTCGTACATTTGTTTTAAAT